GCTCGATGATCTGAATTTGCAGCGGCACCGGCAAACCATCTGACATGCGGCGCGTCCGCAGGCGCCCGAGGACTTCTCCTGCCTCGTTCCACTCGTGCCAGGCCAGACCCTGCTGTCCGTAGAGGTCGAGCACGCCATCCGCGTCGCAGACCTCGGACCACAGATTCCACAGCACCTTCACCATCGCCTTCTCGGCATCGGTACCGTTGACCATCTTCGCCTGGATGCCGGTGCCGATACCGTTGGCGTCGAGCTTGTCGAGGGTCGATCCGGCCCAGGGATCGTTGCGCGCCGCAGCGCGCGCCCGCGAGCGGATGACGGCCAGGTCACGGATGACCGAGGCGTTCGGTCCGCTCGAGGGCGTACGCCAGATCCGCAGTCGGCGCCCCTGGCCGGCGGCGTTGTAATTCAACTGTTGCGGCGTGGCGTTCGGCAACACGAAGCCGTCGGCGCTCATCTGCCTGGCGCGGTTCGGCAGCATCTGCCAATCACGGATCACAGGCCGGTGCCTCGCTGATACAACCGCATGGTGCGACGCTTTCTGGTACCGGCGGCCTTGTTGATCTCGTTCAGCATGTCCTGACGCAGCTTGCGCATGGCGTCCAGGCTCTGATAGGTCACCGAACGACCATCGCTGTGACGCACACTCAACCTACCGCCGGCGATCGCCGCCTCGAGTTCCTGAAGATGTTGAGTGGTATACGCCATCACTTCCTCGTCAAATAGTTGCTGCGCACGACGCGGCGTTTACGCCGTCCTTTCTTCACAGTCGCCGGCTTGTCTTTCGCTGCGGCAGGCCTCGCCTTCCGCGGCGTCGGCCGATCCGGATCGTCGCCCGCCTTCGTTTCGCGGCGGCGCTCTATGGCATCAGCCAGCTTGGCGAGATCGATGTTGCGACCGAGCATCACCGCGTAGCCGTAAATCCAGCAGTCCTGCGCTTCCTGCCGCGATCCCAGAAGCTTCGGCCGCCATACTCCGACGCGCCGCCCCAGCGCTTTCTTGTAGAACTTCTTCTCGCTGGTGAGCTGTTCGCAGAACTCCTCGTCGACCGTCGCCGGCAGATGGATGTAGCCGGGACCGGGTACAGTGACCTTGGCGAGGCGTCCGTACAGGACGTCCTTCGCCGTATCGACACCGACGCCGTACAGGTCCGCCTTCGACAGCTTGGTCTTACCCGGTCGGCGAGGCCAGATCAGACGGCCTCCACCGCCGAGTCCCTTGACCGCGAACACCCGCTGGAACCGGCAGCGATAGGCATAGTTCGCGACCTGCTGCGAGTAGTGGCCGCCGAAGTCGACGCCAGTCCCCTGGATCACCAGCGCGCGGCCGTCCTCGGTCATGAACCGGCGCCGGCGGTACTCGCTGAGCTCCTTCCATACGCCCTTGTTCCAGGCGACCACGGGATCGCCGCGAAACACCACCTGCTCGATGACCCAGCATTCCTCGTCCCGTCCCCAGCCGAGCAGCTGCGCCTCGAGTCGATCGTCCTGGGTGTCGACGCCAAGCGTCAGCAAGGCGACGTCGGCCGGGATGGATTCCGCGTTGTAGCCGTCCCGGCGCGCCAGCAGCCCTTCCGGCTCGACCGCGTTCGAGGTGTCCTCGTAGGTTTCGCCGAGCGCTGTATTCACCCAAGTCTGGAAGGTCTCCGGCAGCTTCCTGGCTTCGATGAACGAGGTTGCCATCTCGCCGAGTGTGACGAACGGCGACATGATCTCGTGCACGTGCAGCCCGGCAATGCCGTTGAACTCCTTGGTCGGCACACAGCGATACTTCGGCAGGATCTCCTGACGCTGACCCTCCGTGATCACCCCGGAGCAATGCACACACTGGTACACCGCTTGTTCCGGCGGAAGGTCTAACTCGGTCCACTTCACCTGCGCCCAAACCAGCCGCTGATAGCGGCCGCAGTGCGGGCACGGGAAATGGAATTGGCGCTGATCCGAGTTCAAATATCCTGCCTCAACGCGCGACGACCCCTTGATGGTTGGCGTCGAGCCGGCGAGGATCTTCCGATTCCAGAACGCCGTGGTGCGCTTTCGCGCCAGCGCAAACGGATCACCGTCCGGACCTGCCGACGTCGGATAACCGTCGACCTCATCGCACAACAGGATCCGGATCGGCCGCGAGCGCAAACCCTGCGGCGAGTTGGCACCGGCGAGAGTCAGATGCCCGCCGTTGAACTTCTTGTGCAACAGCGTGTTGCCGGAATCGCGCGAGCGTGCGTCGGCGATCCTGCCGTGCATCGCCGGCGTATCGCGGATCATCGGCGCCAGGCGATCCTTGCTGAAGGCCTCGGCGATCTCGAGCGTCGGCTGCACCAGCAGGATCGGGCTCGGATCCAGATCGATGAAGTATCCCGCGATGTTCAGCAGGATTTCTGTCCATCCCACCTGGGCACTCTTCATCACCCAGATTTCGCGGACCAACGGATCGTTGACCAGATCCATGATGGCGCGCTGATACGGAGCCCGCTCGGTATACCAGCGACCGGGCTCCGCGCTGCTCTCGCTACTGAGCCTTCGCTCGGCGTCTGCCCACTCGCTTACCGTTAACTTGGGCGGAGGCCTCAGTATGCCGAACAGCTCCCGCGCCGTTCGTCTGGCGTTCTCCCAGCTCTGGGCCTGGGTCAAAGTCAGCAAGTTCCGCGAGCACGTCTGCGTGCTCTCGTTCGATGAGATCTCGAGCAAGGTTCGGGTTTCCCGGGTTGACGCGCGGTGCCAGCTTCGACGAAGAGGACAGTAACCGCGCGCGGACTGCGGCGAGCGCGCGGCCCAGAACGTCGGCCATGTGCGTCGTAAAAATCAGCTCACTACGTTGCGCCGCATTTTCCAGTGCGAGTTTGTCCGCCTGTTCCTTCGCGTGTCGCGCGCGCTGTTGATCAAGATCGAGGAACTCTTCATCGCCCTCCGGCTGTTCGGGAAAGCGGCGGCGATCGCGCTCGGCCAAGACTTCTGGCCAGTAATAAAACGCTTCGCGGCCGCGGCGCTCTGCAGCTTCGATGCCCCACTTGCTGAAGGCCTGCGTCGAGATTCCGATCAGCAGCGCGGTGGTCTTCTGATTGAATAGAAGACGGTTGTCGAGATCCGCATCAATCAGTCTATCGACCACGGCAGAAACGTCGCTCCTTTTCTTTAGACTAAACAACAACCTATAGGGGCTCTGGCGCTAGTGCTACTTCGTGCCTCGAACAATCCGTGCATGCCATGTACCCTCAGGAGCCCCCGTATAGTCGATCCACATAGTTACCAAGCACTAGGCATTGTCGTCTCGTCGCTGACGTATCAATCGCCCATCGTTCCTGGTCTTTTTCTTATGATCTTCGATCCACAAGGGCTGATGATTGTCTAACGCGAAGGCCTGTTTGAATTCCGCATCATCGATGCTAGTAAAGTTGTGCAGGCGCACTGCCTTTATATGGTCCACTTCCCACTCCGTTCCCCAGTTCTCCCAAGTCATGCCTGCTGCAAACTGTGATTCAATGTGATCTCGGAGCTGCTCTGGCGTATATCCAAGAATCGCAGCCCACTTCCGTGACCCGCGCCTACGGCTGTCACTCCTGAGGTGCTTTCGCGCCCATCGCCGGATAGAAATCTTCAACCGATATCTGGGATCTGTAGCTCGCTTATTCGCTTCGTACGTCCGTCTCTTTAGTCTCGTCACCTCATCGAGCACAGCTTGGTACGCTTCGCGCCACCAGGTTGGTGAGCGAAGATCAAGCCAATAACTCCACGCCTGCCTGCCGTTCTCCACCGCCAATCTATCCTTGATACATTCGATGTCCGCTGCTTTTGCTTTTCGCGGCGTGCCATTGGTCGTCAGGCCTCTCTCTAAGTTCTTGATGCGCGCGGCCCGCTTGTACTTTCGTCTCAGCTCCCTGGTGCGGTCAATGCGTTCTGGTCGATTCGCATACTCTTTGGTGCGCTGCTTTTCCTTCTCTTTGTTGGTTCGATAGTGACGTTTGGCAGTCTCCTTGCGTTTCCGAGGGTCGAGGCCGTGCCCAGGCGGATACTTGAATCGAGGCGGCCGCGCCGGGCCACCAAACATGTCAGGAATGTCACTCACAGCCAAAATAAGGTAGCAAACCGGACGTTGTGGAGCCACCCGCTTTTGTCCGCTTTTGTCCGCTTTGTCACATTCTGTCCGATGTTTCCGCCTGGCATTCCGCGCGCAACACGTCAGCGCCTCGCCGTGCCCAGCGCGCGTCGCAGAGCAGCAGGCCAGGCACGCACGAACCTGCGCCGCGCCTCGTCGCTTGCGATCTTCACGAAATCGAAGCTCTTGGTGTACGTTGGCAGCTTGACGAACAACAGGACTGGCTTTACCCGACGGCCACCGGCACCGTAACGTTCATAAATGCCGCGCCGCAGATGACCGCCGCGTGACACGAAATATTTGTCCTTCTGTCCGCGTCGCTTGCGTCTCGCTCTCGAGGTAGGTGTTGCATTGGCGCTGAAGCCTTCCTCGCCGAACGCCCTCACCTGCGACAGTATCCGGACCATGGTCGGTCCTGGGATGTTTCCGTACCGATTGAGCTTTATCGCCGCTGGCACCACGCCCTCGTCGTCCGAGATGATTCCAGCGCGAGCCAGCACACGCTCTGACCGCTTCTGCCGTCGCCTGCCACCGAAGATGATCGGCTCCATGTACTCAGCCGGCGCCGTGCCCTTGGGCGCATCGCCAGATAGATAGATCTCAGCCGCCGGGCTGTGCTTGGTCCCTTTGCGGTAACGAATGCCACGCAACGTAAATGGCGTAGGCTGATCGATGAACAGTGGCGTTGCCTTTAGCAACACGGCGCGCGTCTCGAATGCTGCCTGGTTGGCTGCCAACGATCGGGCAAACGGCAGCTGCTCACGCTCCAGCCTGGTGAGCCGCTGTTCGAATACCTTCGTATCGATGACAACGTTGAAGGTGGCCATCTATTCGACGTCCAGCCTGAGCACGAGCTCGTAAAGTGGCGCCGATGCCCCGACCGTAATGGCTTGTACCTTGGCCACGATGTCGTATTGCTTGTCCGCAGTGCCCCCGCTCACCTCGATCGGCACTTGCTGCGCACCGGGAGCGTCGATGATGGTCTGTTCGTGCAGCATAACCCCGGAAGGCACCGTGTAGGTGACAGATTCGATCCGATAAAGAAGCCCGTTATAGGACTGCGCAACAGCGGTCCATGTGATCGATCCATCGACGACCGTGGCGCCGAGCACAGTGGGCCACCTCTTCGGTTCGCGCCCTGAGCTCTGCCCTCCACTCGACTCGTATTCGAAACCGGTGGGCTGACGTGCGGCCGGGCGGATCCGCACGCCCGCCGCAAACGGGTGATCGGCAATCCAGACACGACTGAATACGTTGACCAGCTCGAAGGCGGGGAACACCTTGCGCTCGCCGGCACGCTTGCAGCCAAGCTGGACGATTTCGCACGTCACTACGACGGGTCCGCTATTTCCACGCCCCACCCGGGCACGCTTACGGTGCCGCCTGAAGTGAGCCCCTGCAGCGTGCACGTGGTCACGTAGAGCAGGATCGATCCGTCGTCCAGGGCAATGTGATCTGCGTCGCCAGTCGCATCGATGGCGAGGTCATTCTGCGCGCCTACGCCGACCTTGCGGCCGCTCACATCGCCATCCGCGATGGTGAAATCGCCGTTGCCATCACCGGGGGTGACGACAGCTTCAGCGAGCAGGAGGGCCGCTATGCCCGCGAAGTCTGCAGGTTGATCCGTAAGGACTGTCAGGCGTGTCGCGGTCGCAATCTTCTCCAGATTCGGATCGAGCGTTGTGTTTGGGGACGCCTTACCCATTGCTCTGCTCCTTATGCTGATGCTTCGCCGTGTGCGGCCTCACGACAACGCCTCGCACCTGCCGCTCTGGAGCCGGCTCGCGGCCTTCGATTTCGCACCAGCCGCTCGCGTACCAGCGTTCTACCGTCTCGTTCGGTATGCCCTGCTTTTCGCTGTCGCACGGGCTGCCGGCTTCGTACAGGCGTCCCTTGGCCTTGATGTCCTCTAACGGGGTGAACTTCATCTCGCCTCCTTCAAATCCTGAATACCCGATCGGCCGAGGCGATCACGACCTTTCTCGGCTTGCTGTCGGCGACCACGTAGATTCGATCTTCTGTTTCCAGCACGAACAATCCCCATGCAGACATATCCGCACCCGGCAGCTGCAGGGTAGGCATTGCGGCCAGGTGTTGGTGCAGAGCGCTGCTGACGACCAGCACGTGATCCTGTGTGAGCTCGATCTCGTCGGCCGAATGCAGGTGGATCGCGCTGGCGACGGCCAGAATGTCGGCGGCTGTCAAGGCGACCGCGGCCGCGCTCTGGGCATGGAGCGCGCTGTCCACCTCGAGCGCAGATCCGTTCTGTAGAACAATGCTCGTTGCCGCATGAGCGTGTAAGGCTTCCGCGACGGCCAGAATACTGGCCTGCGAGAGCACTACGTTGTCCACGCCGTGTGCGTGCAGCGCCGCGGCCACCTGCAGCAGGGCTTTAGTCGACAACACCACACTCTCGGCGCTGTGCCCGTGCACTGCGTCGTTTACGCCGAGCTGCTGAGCCTGGCTCAGTGCAAGGCTGTCTGCGGCGTGCCCATGGCTGGCGTCGTCCGCATCAAGGGTGACCGCGAAGCTCAATAGCAGACTGTCGGCCCCGTGATCGTGGCTCGCTTGCTGGACTTCCAGCAGATGGGCCTGGCTCAGTGCCACGTTCTCTGCGAGCTGCGCGTGGGCCGCGTCGTCGAGCGCCAGGGTGTTGGCCTGGCTCAGCGGCACGCTGTCGGCGAAATGAGCATGGGCCGCACCCTCCACCGGCAGAGTCAGCGTCTGAGACAGTTCCGGACTCTCGGCGCCGTGAGTATGCAGTGCATCGGCCGGCGCGATCTGAGATGCCTGGCTCAACATGATCACATCAGCGATCTGGCTGTGCGTCGCATCGTTCGCCGCAAGCATGTTCGCCTGTATCAGCGACGTAGCCTCCGCCGACTGCCCGTGCAGCGCGTTTTCGACCGACAGCTGGAGCGAAGCCGTCTCGTAGTCGAGCGCTATCTTCATGTAGTCGATCTCGACGGTCGCCGAGTCCGGCATTCCGGCTCCTTCGAGGATACTGGCTTTTAACCGGAAGCCGTTGATAGTCTCTAGCGAATCGGATCGGACGAATTGAATCGATGTATAACCAGTGTCTGTCGGAATCAGCTCGCCGCTGAACAACGTCTCCAGCACATTGTTGTCTGTGTCCAGCAGATCCAGCTGAACCGTCTTTTGTCGGACAACCGTCCCGACGACCCGCGCCTCGACATGAATGACCACGTCATTCAGAGAGCCGAAATCGGCTGGCGCGTTGTCCAGCTCGACCAAGATGAACTCTCCGGCGGTGCCGCCGGTCGCCCGGACGTCATTCGACGTAGCCAAATTGGTGACGGTTGCTCCTGCCCAACCTGTCGCCGAAATAACCGAACTCGGGAGAAGATCAATCGTCGGCATACGCCCTCTCCCAGATGGCGAAATACTGCTGGTCGCTCAACAGCCGCCCGCGTTTTCTATGCCCGGTCTCCATCGGGTCGAAATGGTCCACTCCCGTATAGAGCCTTCTGTCGGGCAGGCCGCAATGCACATATCCGGTTGATCTGTCCGGCAGCGGATAGGCTGGCGGGGCGAAAAGCCTGACTACCTGCACATCGTCGTCAGGCGCCGCTATCCAATCGT